CTTCCATTCATTATCATCCATTCGTCGTTCTTATACATATCTCTAACTATACAAAACATTTCATATTCATTAGTTGCATCAGCTAAAGCTTTCTTAGCCTTAACTGGTCCAATACCTGCTATACCTTTTATGTTATCAGAAGTATCACCTGTGAGAAGTTGTGTGTAGAAGTTTCTAGACCCAGTTTCAACATCTACTTCATAGAATTCTTTTTTAACAAAGTTGTAGTGCTTTCCAGGCACTTGCAACAAGTCTTTATCTATAGAACAGATGATGCTAGATTCATGTTGATTGATACCAAGATAATCGTCTGCTTCCATCTTCTCAGCAACTGTTCCTTGCCAACTCTCAACAAGATAGTCTCTAAGGAATTGTAGGTGCTTAGGTTTGGTTGCAGTACGATTAGCCTTGTATTCAGGATAGATGTGCTTCCTGAAATTGTCAGGGGATGTCAAGAATAATTTATACTCTGATGCTTCCACCTCAGCTAAAGTATTCTCAATCATCTCATTGACACGATAGACAGCGATAGCTTCGTTATCATTCTCGGTAGTACAAGCTACTCTAAATGCGTAGATATCGCCATCCATTAAAGCTTCCACTATGCTGGTGATTCTTCCGTTGCTAGTTCAGCTTCTTTAGAGAAGACATAAGCCTCGAACTGTTTTGCAGTCTTAACTACATCATTTACTGATGCACCTTGACCTAACAATTCCACCGCAGTGCCGAGAGAAGATTGACGAATGATGTACACTTGTCGTCTAGCTCTTTCTTCTGCTGTCTCATAGTTGCTACCAATGACCTTACCACCGCCACCAGTTGACTTAGGGGCTTCTGCTCTTGGAGGAGCTTCACCTTCTTTGTCAATAGCTTTCCACTGCCAGTAATCACCCTCTTTAACAGTAAGAACATCTACTCTATCGCCCTTAGCATATCCTTGAATATCCTTGAATACAGTAGGGTTACTGAATGACATAAGCTTCTTACCTTGTACTTGCCCTTGTTCATTCTTGAAACTCACTTGTAATGTCTGATATTGTCCTTTACCAGTCTTCACTGACTCAGGTGAACCTACATCAATAATTTCTATAATCATAAATACTCCTTTAAAATTAGTCTTTTACTAAGACTATACATATATTATACCACACCTATATTACTTGTCAACCCAAATTTCCATATCTTTCCAATTATTTCCAACCTGTACTTCTGCCTTCATTGGGAGATCAAATTCAGTCCCAAACATCTTCTGAAAGTTCTTAGGAACATCTTCAAATACATCTAACATTGTCTTAGCTAAAGTATTAGTAAAGCTGCTATCACAATCAATAATAATGGAATCATGAACTGTATTAACAAGTCTCGCCTTTTCATAGTTTAATTTCCTCATTCGGTTATATAAAGATACTCGTGCCAGTGTCATCAAATCTGCCCCAAGTCCTTGCACAGGGTAGTTAAGAATTGTGGTGCGAGGGAACACTTTCTCCCCTCGTCTTAATTCAGGTTCAAACTGATAGATTCTACCAGTAGGAAGTTTAACCATCTTAGTCGTTGTAGCTTCTTGCATAAGTTTAATGTGCCATTTATGAAGTCCCTTATACTTGTTATAGAACTCGTCTATAATCTTTTGCCAAAACTTCTCACTTTTACTTACCTCAGCGAAGTTTGGATCATTGGCGTAGGAGTAAGCACTTCCTCCATAGATAAGTCTAAATACAAATGTTTTAGCAATAAGACGACTAGGCAAACCAAAGCGAGTTTGGTTGTCAGTGTGTTGATCTACATTGTTCCAAATCTCTTCATAAGCTACTTTATCTTTACTTAGGAAGGCAGCACATCGCCACTCAAGTGCAGAGGCATCTCCCTGGATTAGCATTGTTTAAATGCTGCTTCTAAAAGCTTTCGAGTATCCTCATTCATCTCTGTTAAAACATACTTAGCACCTAAGTCTTTAACATAGCTCTCAAAGTCTCCAAGAGTGTGATAGAAGTATGCTTCATCTTCTGAAGGGTTCATATCAGGTACATCATAATCATAATCGTCATTCATAAGTTTCTCCTTTAATATCTTGAGTAAAATAACTCTTTTATTTCTCCATCAAAATTCTGTAGATTCGGCTTTGAGGAACTAAGGCGACCAGTTCTAGCAACGCACTGGTTGAGTTGTCCATGTAGCGTACCTTTACTCCAACCTTGATTCTCTCTGAGTTCAGGGAGTCCTGAATAGTAAGTCCCTCTACGCTTTTCAAGTCCACTCCTTTTAAGGATAAGTTGAATAATTCCTTTAGAAACTCCTGTGCCCCTAAGGCTTCTAAGCGTCTGTTCATCTGTGCTATAGTACCCATCTTTCTTTAGCTCACTTCCTTTTAGAGGTTCAATTAGTCTAGGCATATCATGAGTGTAATCTATCCACCCTTCTTTGACTTGACCTTTTCGTTCACCAGTTTTATAAGTTCCGATAACTTCTTTTTTGGGTATAGTAATCCTTCCACCATACAACAAACAACTAAGATGATCTTTGCTATTAAAGTTAAAACCAATAATATTAAAAGTCTTAGCCAATTCTTCGTCCAATAATCCGACTTCCTTTTCCAGTTCCGCACCAAGTTCTAAGCTCCTATCCTCATCAAATAAAATTCCATTATATTCCATCTCTTCTAAAACAAGCAAGTCCTGATTGTGTAAGCTAATCAATCGTTGTCGTTCTTGTGGAAGAGCCATTACTTCCTCATACTGCCGTTTAAACACTGCCTCTGTTAGAAGTAAGTCTTGTTTCAAATAATCCTCAAGAATGTCTTTAGGAACATCAGGTGTGTCTATCCCATTCCCCCAATACTCAGTAGCAACAACATCAAGCTTACTACCCAAACCATAGTACTCAGCGACACCATTAAGTGACGGATAGGGATTCTGTTGGTTAGTGAGAATAAAATGTACCAACTGACAATCCCAAATACGCTTATCCACAAAACTAATTCCATATTTTCTTATCCAATGCAAGTCAAACTTAATGTTAAAGCCAACAAGAATAGCGTCATTGTCAAGCACATTCTGTATAGCGTCAAGTTTCTCCCTGTACGGATTTCCACTAAATTCAATGTCAAATACACTAGAAACATTATTATGATGAAGTCCGACATAGCAAAGTTTATTCCTTTCAGAGAATGGGTTTCCATTAGCATGGATTGTTGTTTCTACATCTAAGATTATTGTGTTCATATCTATATTCTATCACACATCTACATATCTTGCAACATCAGGTTTAATGACACAATCAAATTTACCATGTCTCATGTCAGGGATTGAGTCATTATCGCCCACGAGTTTGTTCTTAGAGATACAGAAGTGACGCATATACTCCAAGCCCTCGTCATTCGTCTTACCAATGCCTAGTATCCAGTCTGCTTCCGCTTGTTTAGATGTTTTAGCATTAGCAACATTACCCATGTTAAGCCACTTAACTCCTTCACCTGATCCGTCAGCTTGACACACTGCAATCACAGGGGCGAAGTCTTTAGCAAGTTCTCTAGCCCATTGGTAAATAGACCCTAGCATCAAATCATTCCTGTCTTGCTCGAACCCTTTAATCTTGTCTATCTGGTCGAATATAATTAAGCTAGGTTTAATCTGCTCACAAATCTTATTGACATCTTTGTAGCTTATGGAAGCTTGGTCAAAAATTTTAATCTTGTGTTGCGTCTTCTCAATGAATTTATCTTTGTTAGCCTTGATGTCTCGATAGAGTTCAGGTAGAGATAAGCCAAGTGAAGCTTGAATACATCTCATCATAACCTTGCTACCTTGCTCCTCGTTGTTGAACCAAAGAATATTCCCCTCAGCTTGTGTAGCCATATGTGTGACTTCACTAGCCAAGAATGTTGTCTTCCCTGTTTCAGGTCTAGCAAATAAGAAACCAAAGTCCCCTTTTCTAAGACTACCCAAAGAATGATTGAGACAGTTTAAACGCCATCTAAGTCCCTTGGTAGTTACTTGAGACTCGTAGAGTTCCTCTAGGTCATCAGTGACGAATGTAATCTCTTCCTCGTTAGGTCTATCAATCTCCATCTTAGAGATTTTGTCAAGAATCTCGTTAAAGTCTTTTCTACCCTCAGTGACTTCGAGAGCCATCTCTGCAACCTCACGAGCCATAACAGCAGATCGTTGTTTGTCGAGATATTCCTCAATGCGAGTGTCATCAACTTCCAATCCACGAAGCTTATCGAAGATTGTATTGAACATTTCCTTTTCAACATCTTTCAAGAATGGATAATCTGAGAAGAATTTTAGTTATAGGTCGTCAATGGTATATTGTTCTTTATCAGTTGATTCCTGTAAAGATTTAACACAATAAAGAAGCTTGACAAGTTCTTTATTTGTTATTATAATATTATTTATATATTTATTATATATTATATTATTTAATATATATTTAATAATAATTAATTCTATCATACTTGTTTCTCCATGTCAACAACATTTAAATATTTCTTTATCTCTGTTTCAGAATAACATTTTGGATCGAGATCAGTCCAAATTGTTCTTACTTCATCAAAAAGTAATTTCGCATTTCCTGCCTGTTTAAGAGCCGATAAACTTTTATCCTTGTCTAGCCATACAAAAAGTTTTTTAAAGCGTTTAGAGAGCCTTAAAATGAGTTCTAGGGGTATAATTGAGTTATGTATAGGAACACTTGGTAGCACTCTACTAACTTTTATAGCAGAAATTGCATCTTCTACAATAATTACACTGTCATTTTGCGTATTCTGCATAATTGGCTCATTATTACGAATAACTCCCCTAGTCATATATTTAGCACCTAATCCTGTGAAGTTTCTAGCGTTTTGATAATTACCACCATCAAAGACCAAATAACCATCACTATCCCAAAAATAATTTTTATTGATTTCATCGTTTGTTAGTCCATATTTTTTAAGGTAGGTCATTCCCTTAGCGTCCATAAACTGAGCTTTGTTGAATGACATAAAAGATTTCTTTTCTACTACTGTGTTTAAACGATCTTTGTATTTCTCTACAATGTCCCCTCTATCATGAAATCCACATGCAAAACAGTATTTATGAGTATCAGAATAGACTGCAAGATTGTTTCCACTCTTATCAGCACCATTGGCACTGCATTTAGGGCATCTCTCATTGTATAGAAAATGACTCATAGACCACAATATGCCTCTATTAGTTTTTTAGAATCAAACTTGTTTTCTTTATTATACACTTGCTTTTCATTGATGTCTTTATACATCGGTGTAAGTTCTACATGATGAACATCTTTAAGTTTAATAGTTTGTTTTAAATCAGAGGGTAAGAAAGTCCATATTTGACTAGATCGTAAATCCCCATTGGTGTCAAACTCTTCATAAAGCCATGCGTCAGGTTTTTTCATAGGTCTTTCCATTCTAAAAAGTCATGGTGTTCTTCATCTGAGGGTGTTTCTTTTGTAGCTAGGTCTTCTCGTTCCATGTAAAGTAAATCATTTTTAATGTCATTTAAACAGTAATTACATAAATCTAAATATTCCCCTGTGGTTTGGCTTTTTCGTGTTGATTCATAATCTGATAATAAAGCATTACAGGCGACACATCTCATTTCATACTCCAATCATTTTAGAAAGTATCTCATTAACATCTCTTGGTAAACTTCGTGTTGGTCGTTGAAGTAATGTAAAACTTTTTCCATCTCGTTTAAACTTCGCCTGTGAATCCCAACCAAATCCCCAAAAGAAATTAAAAGTATTTTTAGTTAAGTAAATAATTTTATACTCACCAAAGTTTTTTGTTATCATTTTGTTTCTCCAAAAGTTTTAGATATTGTTTTGCTGTTCTATAATAAAGCATGGTATCTCTTAACATTATAACATATCCTTTTCAGTTAGTCCATAAAAATTAATATAATCATCTTGTAAATCAGTGTCTTCCATAGCGTCTGTTAAATCAGCACTAAATCTCTTAGAATGATGTTCCATTATCCATGTTGGAAAGTCCATAATTTCAACCATGTCATTAATGTTGGTATGCCATTCCTCATGCTTCATTTCATAAGCATAATTAAACTCTTCTTTAGGTATTTTAACTGCTTTTAAATATGCTTCTGTTTTGTTCTCTGCTTCAATAACTTTGTAATACGGAACGATTGCTTCTGCGTAAACTTTAAAAGTTTTCATTTAATAATCTCCAAAATATGTTTCGTTGTTCTTTTCTCGATTACCTAATACATAACCGAATATGAATCCTATCACAAAAACTATAATAGCAAAAAGCATTTTTTTCTCCTAATAAAATAATAAATTGTCAAGCTTTGTTTTCTTTGTTTTAATGCCCCATGAATGAGGTTTTCCTATTGAATCATCATGAAAATAATATGTCGTATTTCCAATGAGGTTTGGCACTTTGTGAAAATATACTTCATGAGCTACTAGCTTTTCTTTTAATAAGTCCTCTTGTGTTGGATAGTCGTGTTTCCCTGACATTATGTCCCAAACTCCGTGAAATTGTCCTTTTTTTAGTACTACCTCGCAAATTGAATCCCCATAATGTCCATTTCTAAAACGATTTAAGATAACTTGTGCTACTCCATGCTTTGCTTCTGTACTTTGCGTGTGTGCTTCTGCGTAGATTGCTATCGCTATACAATTAAGGTCTGCGTTAGCCTGGTCTATATCTAATATCATTATAAATCTCCATCTTCTATAATTTCTAAAATAATAAAATTATTATAAAGAGTTTTTGCTTTTTGTAAAGCATCTTCATAATCTTTTCCAAAAACATATCCTGCAATAGCACCATCATTATATAACACTTTATAAAAAGTATATTTCATTTATTTCTCCTTTAAAAATGGAAATCCCATTTGTTTAAAATTTTCCATGTAAAATTGGTTTTTGTCAAGATGTTTTTAACAAAAACTTTGTAACAGTTTGTATCATATTTCTATTTTTTCAGACAAGACTCGACCCTCACAGAGTATCCGTGATTTTAAAAAATACCTCTCACACCCTATAAAATCAGGCTTTTTGACTGAAATTATAAAAGAATGAGCTACACAATCGAGCTATGTCGCATTATTTTTGTGTCCCCTATACTTACCCCCTATCAAATAAAAAAAGTTTATTTAAGAGCTTAAAAATGCCCTTAATGAGACTTTTTGTGAGTCATTGAGACCACAATTAAGAAAAGTCTTTTAAACACTCACCGACAAAAAAAAAGCCCTCGAAAGTGAGGGCTTATGAGCACTTAAAAGATTTTTCTAAGTGTATGCCCTCGAGTGGAGATGTGGGAGTAAGTCTGACTCATAAGAATAAGCGACCTCATCTGTCAGGTTTTGAATGAGTGTCACAATGTCAGAGAGCTCAGCATTTTTGACCCATGCTGTCAGAGCTCGGGTGTCATAAGACATGAGCTCATCAATCATAGGGACATCATAATAAGACCCATAATAAGACCCCTTATAAAAGGTCTCGGGCTCTGCCACTCTCTCATGTATGAGGTCAATAGCACTCCAATCAATCGAGCACAATCTATCTGACAACTTTTCGACATGAGACACATTTAGGGTCTCACTTTTTGAGTGCTCTGACATGTATCCTATGCTGACATTGGTGCACTCGGATACATAGTCAAAATAGGTGTATGTGTCAGTGTAAGCACCCGTAGGGTCAGCAATATAACCGAGTGACAATAGGTCACAGAGCTGAGCTGTGAATGACTCACTTATGCCCTGCCTACCCGATTGGTGAGTGATAACAGAGGTCTCAGCTCGTCTGTCAAAGGCTATCGAGTGTGTGAATGACTTGATAAAATCGAGGTGAGTCTCGACAATCTGAGACGACCCCCACAGTCCAATTTCCTCACCCCTGTGAAATACATACACACCCTCAATGTCAGCGTCAATCATATCGAGCATAAGTGCGACCCCTGCACCATTATCAGCACCGAGACAGTCTGACTCATCACCGACAAAGGCTGTGTCAAAGGTGTCCAAAAATACTTCCTGCTTTATTTTGTGAGGGTCTTTTTTGTGCATGGTGTCAATGTGACTCGACCACATAACCTTATGACCTTTTTTGTCATTGTGATTGTCATACACATAAGCGAGGACTTCACCTTTGTCATTTTTGAGAGGGTCAAAATTGCTCATATACTTTTTAATGAAAGCACTTTCACCCTTTGAATTATGTCCTCGTCTGTATGTCAAAATGTCGAGCAGTCTTTTCTTATTCATTTTCTGTCTCACTTTCATTGTTTAATTGTGGGTTATGGTCAGGGCTCTCAGCCTCATAAGAGTCATTAAGCTCATTTTGAAGTGTCTCAGCGTCATCACTGTGACATATTGACCCGTCTGACAAGGTATGTGCGAACTCATTAAAACAATAATTGTCGTCCTCATGCTCATGGTCGAGGCGTACACAGTGCCCGACATAGTACATACCCCCGTCACAATTAATCAACTCATCAATATGATAGAAAAGATCATCATGGTCACACTGATAAATTTCATACTCAGAGAGATAATCAATGTCATAGTACTCAGAGTCAGTCTGACATCTTACAGCCCTGTCACTTGGTATGTCATTTTGTCCGTGTCGAGTATAGGCATATGTATAATTATCGTCGAGACAGCTCTGACATACAGAGTGGTCGCAGTACTCAATATAAGTGGAGTCATCATCTGCCATGCCCTCACCACAATCAGCACAGGTACTCATCTCATCTGTGTGACCTCCCGTCATAGCTAAGTCGAGATAACCTGACCCCACCTCAATATAAGACACCCCGTCAATGGTAATGAGCTCACCTTTTTGAGTACCAGTCCGACCCGAGTCAATATATGGTGCTACATATCCCCCATGACCTGACTCAATAGCCTGTAAGAGACACCCGTCGAGGTCAATTTCATTCTTATAGCCTACAGCACATAAGTGGTCTCTTAAAAATCTGCCCTCAGGTGCATTGTCGGGTGCTGGGTAAACTCTTAAATAACCTTTTCTGTCATCATCTCTGACAATAGACCGAGCAATAATAGAGCCCTCAGCATTTTTTAAGATAGCAAGTTTTAAGACTGACTTATTATGTGCATATACCCTGACAGCCTTTTCACCCGTCATACAAGACCTTATCACACTGCCATCTGAGTAGGCGTCAATCCACCCTTGCTCATCATCATGCGAAATGAATGAAACTACCCACCCTGATTGTGAATTTAAAAATCCGTTGAAGCCCTCGACCACTGTTTTAATGTCACTCTCAGAGAGATTGAATTCATTTTTATAAGTGGTGAGGTACTTACCGAGTCGAGTTTTGACCTCCCGACTCTCTCTCATGTGTCTTAAACTCGGATAATATGCGACCATTGACGGCTCTGTGACTGACCTGTGTAGATTGTGCAGAGGTTGAAAATGTCCAAAAAGTTTATTTGAATTTTCAGACATACCAAGTTTTATCGGGTCAATGTACTCCCACCCATTGTCAGTCCAAAGTCTCTCAACTCTAAAAATACAGGGCTCAATTTTATTGACTGTCGGTGCTATGACATTACTTCTGAGGTGCTTTAAATAGTCACAGACGACCTCTGTCGGTGTGTTATTTCGCTTTATTGATGCGACATACTTTGACAACTTTCGACCACTTTTAAGAGTAGCAATTTTCAGCTCTTGTAATGAGTGAGTCCTGACTCTGAAATTGAATGGTCTCAAATTGGTGTAGATAAAATCTTTTAAGTCAATTCGACTGACCCCGTAGAGTCCGTTAAGTTTAATAAGTCCGTGCATGATGTGTCCCCTTATTTTGTGAGCACAGAAAATGTGCATAGTAATTGAATTGATAAGACCACCCACCAAAATGTTAAAAGGGCGTAGCCTATAGGTCTTTTAAATTGTGGGTCTGTCTGTAAAAAGTAGATAAATAACCCGACCACAGAGGTCGCAATAACACTGAGATATATCATTTTAAGTCCACCTTATATGACTGTGCGAAATTGCACTCCCTGATTATATTTCAAAACAATCAATAAAAGTACATTTTCAATCAAATATATTTCAAAGTCAAAGCAATAATCGTGCCAATGCTTTGAATTATTCAAATTTTCTTTTTGTGCTCAATTTTTGTGCATATTCTTAATGGTCTCAATGTCTTATATGTTTTATATATCAGTTCTTATGATGTGATAAGTGGTGCTTATCATGGTGCTATGTGTACCAGTAAAAAGACATTCACTCACTCAACTTAAAAAATCTCCAAATTACCCGACATAATTACTCAACTATTGTGACCACATACATGGACTCAATCATAAGAGCTTTAATGAGTGCTTAAAGTTTAATCACATGTTAATTAACAACTGATTACTTTTTAATCAGATGTAAAGTATAGGGGGGGGGTGTTAGTTGGCTACTGGAATATTTTTATAGGTACACACCAAATATATCAGAAGTAAAAAAGGGACCTTTATCAATATGCCAATCTAAATTTAAAAAAAGGAATAATATTGCATTCTCTTCAGAGACCAAACATATAGTTTAAACAAGTTTTAAAGGGGCTAGAAGCCCTTTTCTTTTATTTTTAATGGTAAGGGTGCTTGAATGAGCTCGGATCGGTAAAATGAGACCGAATCCTCGCTTACTAGATTCATGGTTTTACTGAGGACAAATCTTAAGAAAGGGAGTATAATAATATTATAGACTGAAAAGTTTATATTAACTTAACGAGGAGAATAACCATGTGGACAAAACCAGCTGCTACTGAAATGCGTTTTGGATTTGAAGTTACAATGTATGTTATGAACAAATAGTTCAAACATACAAAGTACAAATACATAGCCAGCCCTTAAAGCTGGCTTTGTTATTTATATTATATTATATATTATTATATTTATATATATTATTATTAATATATTATATTATATATATTAATATATATTATTATATATATATATATATTAAAGATCTTATTATAACAGAAGAGATTCTGTTTGTCAAGTAGTTTCTAAACTATTCTTAAACTCCTCCACATAGTGTCGTCGATGTAACATTCTTCATAAAGTACTTGACTTTCTATTATTCTTATGATATAATTGTTATATAGATGCAATATTGTCTCCTTAAAGGATAAAGATGACAGAAGAGTACAAACCAGTTGACATAGAGATTGTCGTAGCAGAAGTTTCGGCTTCGCCTCAAGAAACTCCTCCTGAAAAGAAGAGAGGTGGTAGAAGACCAGGTGCTGGACGACCAGCCTTAGTTCGTTTGAACAAAGAACGAATGGAACAGGGTTTAGAACCCATCGAATACAAAAAGAATAAAATCATTAAGAAACGGAAGAGTGATGCCATTCTCCCAGTTTCTAAAAAAGCAAGGGCACAAGAGATCTTAGCAGAGATGCTAGGAAGAGAAAGTAAGTATATTGTTGAGAAAGTCCTGTTCAAAGCACTCGATGATACAGATGACGATCAGATGGCTTGCTTAAAGATTGTGATGGATCGTATCCTTCCAGCTGACTATTTAGAAAAAGTAAAAGGTAAGAACAATCACATTAGCATTCAGATTATGGGCGTGGGTGAGACAGTGATACATTCTAGTGAAGAAGAAATTCAAGAAGCCGACTACGAGGAAATCGAACAAGATGGACAATAACGAAGACATGAGCATAGAAGATAAGTTTACCCCTTACGCTATCATTCCTAAACCTAGACTTGATTTGTCTATGGGTGGTGGAGGTGGGTCGTTAGGCATGGGGGCTGGCGGAAGAGTGGGAATAGACATTCCTATGGATAATGCCAATCTTAATGTTGGAGTCTCTGGTCAAGGGTACTATATGCCTAAGCAAGGTATGGGAGATTTTAAAGCCACTGGTATTGACGCTTCTTATTCCTCAGGTCCAAATACTTTCCAAGCTAAGTTTGAACAATTGTCTCCTGAACAAAAATCTTTGATGTTAAATTATATTAAACAATTCTAATTGGCTAATTTACAGGTAAAGCTGCATGATAAGCAGCTAGAAGTTTTTAATGACAAGACAAGATTTAAAGTTGTAGCTGCAGGGCGACGATTTGGTAAGAGTCGATTAGCTGCATGGATGCTTCTCATTGAAGCCTTAAAGAGTAAAAGTAAAGATGTGTTCTATGTTGCTCCAACCTACCAACAAGCTAAAGATATTCTTTGGGGGTTACTAAAGGAACTAGGACATGAAGTAATTGCTGCTGCACATGAAAACACTTCCATCCTTACATTGGTAAACGGAAGAAAGATTTTCTTAAAAGGTGCAGATAGACCTGATACCCTTCGTGGTGTTGGACTAGCATTCGTAGTGATTGATGAGTACGCAGACATTAAACCAAATGTTTGGGAACAAATCCTTCGACCAGCTCTAGCTGATGTACAAGGTGGAGCTATGTTCATAGGAACTCCTAAAGGTCGTAATCACTTTTATGAATTATATAAATATGCAGAGAGTGGTAAAGATGTAGAGTGGAAAGGATTCCATTACTCATCTTATGATAACCCCTTAATCCCTGCAAAAGAAATTGAAGCTGCTAAACAATCAATGTCCAGCTTTGCTTTTAGGCAAGAGTTTCTAGCATCATTTGAAGCTGCCAGCAGAGATATTTTTAAAGAAGATTGGATAAAGATTGATGAAGAAGAACCTGATGATGGTCGTTATTTTATCACAGTTGACTTGGCTGGTTTTATTAATGTCGATAAAGAGTCAGGCAACAAGAATAGTAAACTGGATGAAACAGCTATAGCGGTAGTTAAAGTTCACGAAGGTGGATGGTGGGTAGCAGATATTATTCATGGTCGCTGGGATATTAAAGAAACCTGCGAACAAATTATTAAGACAGTGATAAAGTATGAACCAGTTGCTGTTGGTATTGAAAAGGGTAGCTTAAAGAATGCTGCACTTCCTTACCTATTAGATTTAATGAGAAGGAATAATCACTATTTTAGAATAGATGATGTCACTCATGGAAACCAAAAGAAAACAGATCGTATCGTATGGGCTTTACAGGGAAGATTTGAACATGGAAAAGTTACACTTAACATGGGAGATTGGAACAATGAGTTTATCGATCAGCTTGTTAATTTTCCTAATCATTTGCTTCATGATGACTTGGTGGATGCTTTAGCATACATAGATCAGATTCAAATAGTAGAGTACTTCCAGGATTATGAAGAAGAAGAGTACCAAGTAATTGACCTTATATCAGGATACTAAATGGCAAAAATATTTTCAGAACTAGACATCTGTCCCTTACCGCTTCAAAGTAATTCTTTAAATATTAAGAACCACTTAAAAGCAATTGAGTATGATGGACTTGGACCAGGCAATCCTACAGTACCCAATGATGAATTTTGGCAAGACAAAGCTACTAAATGGAATGTACCTATTGGCGATGCTAGAGGAAGACTTTGTAACAATTGTCGTTTCTATGTAAATGCCGAAGTAATTAAAAACTGTATAGCAAACCTTCCAGCTAAAGATTTAAAAGCATCAGGACTTCCATTAACTCCTAAATGGAAAGATATTGAGTCAACTCCACAAGCCTATTGCACACTCCTTGATATTACTTGTTCTCCAGTTAGAACTTGTGACCATCAACTTATGGGTGGTCCAATAGATGATGAGAAAATGCAACTCCCTCAGTATAAAAATATTTTAACCGACGATAAAGAGGAACTTAATAATGGCGAATAAATTAGTTGATTGGGTAATGGAATATGTTGAGGATTGGAGACTCCACAGGGATACTAATTATCTTGAAGATTGGAAAGAGTTCGAAAGACTTTGGAGAGGTGAGTGGGCTGCTGAAGATCGTCTAAGAGATACAGAACGAAGCCGTATTACATCCCCAGCTTTACAACAAGCTATTGAAAACCATACAGCTGACATTGAAGAAGCCATCTTTGGTCAAGGCGATCATCTATTTGATATTGATGATGACATGATGGATAAAGATCCTCGTGATGTAGAGTATCTTAAAGCCTACATGAAAGAGAAATTTAAAAAGAATAAGATCCGTAAAGCAGTTGGAGATATTACTCTTTTAGCTTCTATCTATGGTACTGGTATTGGTGAGATCACTACTAAGAAAATTAAAGAACTTGTTCCTGCAACTAGACAGATGCCTGAAGTAGATGCAGTAGCAGTTGGTGTTGAAGAAAAAGAATCTGTAGTTGTATCATTAAAACCAATCTCTCCACAAAACTTTCTTATTGATCCAACAGCAACATCTATTGATGATGCCCTTGGTGTAGCTATTGAAGAATTTGTATCAGCACACAAAGTAGCTGAGGGAGTTAAATCAGGAGTTTATAGAGACACTGATATTGAAGATGATTCAATACCTGATCCTGACTTAGAAGCTTCCTTCTTAGATGAAGAATACAATGACGATAAGATTAAACTTATTCGTTACTATGGTTTAGTACCTGCAACTTTACTTGACGCTAAAGAAGATGAGATCGTTGACATCTTAGGCACAGGTGAAGATGAGAAGTCTGACCTTATGGAAGAGTATGGTGATTTAGTAGAAGCCATTATTGTTATTGGTAATGATAGCAAACTATTAAAAGCTGAACGCAGTCCTTACATGATGAAGGATCGTCCAGTTATCGCTTACCAAGATGATACAGTGCCTAATAGATTTTGGGGCAGGGGTGTTGCAGAGAAGGGCTACAATATGCAAAAAGCTATTGATGCTCAACTTCGTAGCCATCTTGACTCACTAGCACTTACAACTGTACCTATGATGGGTATGGATGCAACTCGTTTACCTAGAGGATCTAAGTTTGAAATTCGTCCTGGTAAGAGTGTGCTTACTAATGGTAATCCATCTGAGATTCTTATGCCATTTAAGTTTGGTCAAACAGATGGTGGAAACATACAGACTGCACAAGCATTCGAAACAATGCTATTACAAGCTACAGGTACATTAGATTCAGCATCTATGCAGTCACAACCTGCTGGCGGTGAACTATCTGTAACGCTTTCTAGCATCCTCAAGAAAAATAAACGCACATTAGTAAATTTCCAAGACCAATTCCTCATTCCATTTATTGAGAAGGCAGCTTGGAGATTTATGCAATTTAATCCTGAAGAGTTTCCAGTTAAAGACTGGAAGTTTATTCCATCTTCAACATTAGGTATGTTAGCAAGAGAAGTAGAACAACTTCAAATCATTAACCTACTTAAAACATTAGGCTCAGATAATCCAATTACACCAATCCTTATCCAAGGTGTGATTGCTAACTCAAGTCTTCCTAATAAGAATGGATTGCTACAGCAAATTGCTCAAGCAACTGCTCCTAATCCACAACAACAACAAATGCAACAAATGGCAATTCAACTTCAAATGCAAGATGCACAGTCTAAAGTTGAGAAAACTATGTCAGAAGTACAGGTTAATAAGACTATTGCAGCTAAAAATGTGGTTGATATACAGACTAAACCACAAGAAACGCAAGCTAAACTTATGACTGCTATCTCTACAAACCTACCAAACCAAGACGATAAAATCGCTGCTGAGTTTGATAGAAGGGTTAAAATAGCTGAATTAATGCTTAAAGAAGCTGATATGGATCAAAACTTAGAGATTGTCAAGCAACAAATGAGTTCAAGTAATAAACCCTTGACAAAGTAAGATTTCTATGCTATAATTGTTATATAAGATGATTAATATCAGAAAATGTAAATATTGTCAAGAAAAACTTAAACCAAGGATCTATAAATCTGACCCTAGGCATCAAACTTGTGAAGTTTGCAGAAAAGATGCTAGAAAAAGAAAAGATTTACAAAGATACTATAGTATTACTTTAGAAGAGTATGAAGACTTACTAATAGATCAATTAGGTGTTTGTGCTATATGCAGAAAAAGGAATAAAGATAATTCAAGACTTCTTGCTGTAGATCATTGTCATGAAACTGGTAAAGTTAGACAATTGCTCTGTAGTAAATGTAATATGGGCTTAGGAATGTTTAATGATGATCCTAATCTTTTATTAGAAGCTATGAAATATTTAGAAAAGCATCAATAATCTACTTTTATTAAAAAGGCAATAGATGGAACGAGAATTACAAGATTACTATGAAAATAGATTTAGCACTATGGCTACAAAAGGTTGGGAAGACTTCATAGAAGACACTCAAAACCTATTTGATACATATAATAAAATTAATACGGCTGATTCGTTTGAAGAGTTTCATAAACGAAAAGGTCAAATAGATATACTTCAATGGATTCTGTCGCTTAAAGGTGCTTCAGAGCAAGCCTACGAGGAGTTAAAGAATGAAGAAGTTGTTTGAGTTCCATTGTTCCACTTGTGATAATCACTTTGAGGAATTAACGGAGTACACACAAACTTTTCCATGCCCTAAATGCAATTCTAACGCTGATAAAATTATCAGTGCACCTAGAGTTAGTTTAGAGGGTTGGTCAGGAAGCTTTCCAGGTGCAGCTGATGCTTGGGATAAAAAGCGTAAACAAAAATTGGCTGAAGAACGAAAGCAGAATGCCGCTTGAAATTCTTTCCTAAAATGCTAAACGCACAGGAGAAATAATATGGCAGGATTAATAGATGAAGTGTTAGTAAATGATATGGAAGCTTCTAGTCTCACAGACAAGGCTCAAGACTTACAAGTCGAAGAACCCAAAGTTGAAGAGAAAGTAGAAACTAAACCAGTAGATGATGTCCCTGAAAAATATCGTGGTAAATCACTAAAAGATATTGTCGGTATGCACCAAGAAGCTGAAAGGCTTATAGGTCGTCAAGGCAGTGAAGTTGGTGAACTGCGACAAGTAGTGGACAACTTTATTAAGACTCAAACAACTAAGGAATCCAAGACACAAGAAGTAACAGAAAGTGATGATGATTTTTTCATTGAACCTAAAACCGCAGTAAAAAGGGCAATTGATAATCACCCTGCAATTAAAGAAGCACAGAATCAAGCATTAATGATGAAAAGAGAACAAACTCTTTCTCAGCTTAAATCTGAATTTCCTAATGTAGGTGAAGTTGTTCAATCTCCTGAGTTTGCTGAGTGGATTAAAGGGTCAAGAGTCCGTACAGAGCTATTTGCTAGAGCAGAGACACAGTTTGACTATGATTCTGCTAAAGAACTTCTCTCTACATGGAATGATAAACAGTCTATCACTAAAAAAGTAGCACAAACATCTAAGGTTGACCGAGACCAGCAATTAAAAGCTGCTGATATTGGAAGCCAAGGAGCTACTGAATCTGTTGCAAAGAAGAAATATCGTCGAAGCGATATTATTAAACTCATGCAGTCCGATCCTGATAAATATGATGCTATGTCTGAAGAGATTATGGCAGCATACCGAGAGGGTCGTGTAATTTAACTTTTTAGAAAAGGATTTTTATCATGGCTTTAGGTACCGATCAAGTAACCATTACCACAGCAGCAACCTTCATTCCTGAAATTTGGAGTGACGAGATTGTAGCTGCGTACAAAAAGAACTTAGTAGCAGCAAATTTATTTAAAAAAATGTCTTTCGTTGGTAAAAAGGGTGATACAGTTCGTATCCCTGTACCAGCACGAGGTGTTGCAGCTATTAAAGCAGCAAATACACAAGTAACTCTTCAAGCAGCTACTGAAACAGATATTGCTGTATTGATTGACAAACACTATGAATATTCAAGAATGATTGAAGACATGGTTGAAGTACAAGCTCTATCATCACTCCGTCGTTTCTATACAGATGACGCTGGTTATGCTTTAGCTAAACAAGTTGACACATCACTAATCCAATTAGGTCGTGGATTTAATGGTGGAACAGCTGTAACTTATGGTAACGCATACATCGGTGGTGATGGTACTACTGCATACACATCAGGTTCATCAAATGCTTCTGCATTGACATCTGCTGGTATCCGTAGAACTGTACAACGCTTAGATGACAATGATGTTCCAATGGAAGGTCGTTTCTTCTTGATTCCTCCTTCAGCAAGAAACACATTAATGGGTATTAGTGAATATGTAGCACAATCCTTCGTAGGTGAAGTTGGTGCTGGTAACACAATCCGTAATGGTGAAATTGGTAATCTTTATGGTATCCCAGTATTTGTATCTTCAAATGTTGATACTGCAACTGGTGGTGCTCGTATTGCCCTTATGGGTCATAAAGACGCTGCTGTGTTAGTTGAACAAGTAGGTGTTCGTTCACAAACACAATATAAGCAAGAATATTTAGGTACTTTATACACTGCAGATACTCTCTATGGTGTTAAAGAACTTAGAGATGGTGCTTGTATTCCATTAGCAGTTCCTGCGTAATGCAACTTAGCCCTTCGCAAGAGGGGCTATTTTTATGGGTATTAATTAGTATCCATAAATATAACTTAGGAGACCACAATGCAATTTATCAATAAAACATCAGGTGAAATCCATTCAGCTTTAACAAAAGATGAAATAAAATCATACGAAGCATCTCAAGCATGGGAAGCTGTAGAGGAAACTGCTAAATCTCCTAAAAAAGAAGAAGCAGAAAAGCCAAAAGCTACTAAAGAGAAAAAAGAAAGTTTTTTAAACAAACTCTTTAAATAAGGAATAGCATGGCAATCTTTCGTGGACCAGGAGGTACTGGAGATTCTGCTGCTACCCCAGGTAGCGATGCCAGTATAGCTTCAACTGCTGCAGCTAACGCTGCGGCTAGTGCTACTGCTGCTGCTTCTAGTGCTTCTAGTGCAGGTACTGACGCTGGTACAGCTCAGAATGCTGCTACTAATGGAGCTAACTCTGAAACTGCAGCTGCCACTTCTGCTGGTAATGCTGCCACAAGTGCAAGTGCAGCTAGTGCTTCTGCTTCCTCAGCCACTGCATCAGCTACCGCTGCTGCCTTATCTGCATCAAATACAGCCACTTTATACGATAACTTTGATGATCGTTATCTAGGAGTTAAGACTACCTCTCCTGCTGTTGATAATGATGGAAACACATTACAAACAGGTGCTTTATATTTTAATAGTACTACTAATGATATGTTTGTATGGACAGGAAGTCTATGGACTACTGTTTCTAATACTACAACATCTACTAACGCAGCTACAAGTGCAGCTGCTGCTCTAGCAAGTCAAAATGCGGCAGCAACTAGTGCATCAAATGCAGCAACCTCAGCTACAAACTCATCTAATAGTGCTACAACTGCTTCTACACAAGCTACTAACGCTGCAAATTCAGCTACTGCTGCTAGTACTTCAGCAACTAATTCGTCTAATTCGGCTACTTCAGCATCAACTTCAGCCTCAACCGCTACTACTCAGGCTAGTAATGCTTCTACATCTGCTACTAATGCAGCTTCAAGTGCATCATCTGCCTCAGGAAGTGCCTCTACAGCAACTACACAGGCAGGAATAGCTACAACACAAGCTTCTAATGCTGCAACATCTGCAACGAATGCAGCAGCAAGTTATGATGCTTTTGATGACAGATATTTAGGTGCTAAATCCTCTGCACCCACAGTAGATAATGATGGTAATGCCCTTTTAACAGGAGCTATCTATTGGAATACTGCTGTAAACTCTTTATATGTATGGGATGGAAGTAGTTGGCTTCCTGCAGCATTTAGTAGTGCTGGTAATGTAACTTCATTTAATACTCGTACAGGTGCTATTACACTAACATCAAGTGATGTTACAACTGCTTTAACATACACTCCATTAGCACCAGCAGCAATTGGTACAACAGTACAAGCTTATGATGTGGATTTAGTTGCTATTGCTGGATTAACTTCCGCTGCTGATAAAGGTATTCAATTTACTGGTGCTGGCACTGCTGGAACCTATGATTTAACAACAGCTGGTAAAGCATTATTAGATGATGTAGATTCTTCTGCACAAAGAACAACATTAGGTTTAGGCACTATTGCCACAGTAGCTGCTCCTGCTGGTACAGTTGTAGGTACATCAGATACTCAAACACTTACTAATAAAACTCTTACATCTCCAATATTAACTACCCCTGCATTGGGTACACCAGCTTCAGGAGTTTTAACAAATACTACAGGACTTCCACTTACTACAGGTGTAACAGGAACACTCCCAGTTGCTAATGGTGGTACAGGAACATCTACAGCTTTCACTACAGGTTCAGTTGTATTTGCAGGTTCTTCAGGCACATACACACAAGACAATGCTAACTTCTTCTGGGATGATACTAATAATAGATTAGGGATTGGTACAGCAACGCCAACATCTCCATTAAGTATTTATGGTGCTTCAACAGCAACATTGCAGGTTACTACTGATGGGACAATCGCTAATATTATTTCTGCTAGATATTCTACTAATGCTGGTTCAGCAGCTATAACAATAAGAAAAGGCAGGGGAACATTAGCTTCTCCTACTGCTGTTGCTTCTGCTGACCAACTTGGACAATTAATTTTTCAAGGGTATGGTGGAACAAATAACAGAAACCTTGCTAATATTCTTGGTCTTGTAGAAACATATACATCAGATACTGACATAAGTTCTGCATTAACATTTTCTACTTCACCTTCTGGTTCAACAACAGCAACAGAAAAAATGCGTATAGACTCTGCAGGTAATGTAGGTATAGGAACAAGTAGTCCTAGTGCTTCAGCAATATTAGACGCACAAAGCACCACAAAAGGTGTTCGTATGCCTAATATGACCACTACACAAAAGAATGCTATTGCAAGTCCTGCTGCTGGATTAATGGTATTTGACACAACTCTTGCTAAACTTTGCGTTTATAGTGGCTCTGCTTGGCAAACAATTACTTCAGTTTAAGGATAAATAAAATGGCATTAACATGGAAAATAGAAACATTAAACTGCAAACCATCTTTTGATGGTAAAACTAATGTAGTAGAAACTATCCACTGGAGACTTAATGGTGTAGATGGTGACTATGCAACTTCAGTATATGGCTCTCAAGGAGTTACTTACGAAGCAGGAAGTCCTTTTACAGACTATGACAGCTTAACAGAAGAAATTGTGGTAGAATGGTTAAAGGATGCACTAGGTGAGGAACAAGTAGCAGAATACGAAGATGGTGTAAATGGTCAGTTAGAAGCTCTTAAAAACCCAACTGTAGCCAACCCACCTTTACCATTTTAATCAGGAGTAGTTATGCAAGAAATTAACTTAGTTTTAACAATAGAAGAAGTGAACGCATTACTAAATGTATTGGGTGAACTTCCTACTAAAACTGGTGCATGGAATCTAGTAGTAAAAATTAAACAACAAGCGGAAGTACAAGTAGAAAAACCTACTGAAACTGCTAAAGAAGACTAAGGAAATGGACATGACCCCTGAACAACAAAAACAAGCGATTAAAGAGGCTTTAGAAGAATGGCTTGATAAGCAATTTACTGCTTTTGGTAAGTGGTCTTTGAAGGGACTAGTAGCTTTTGCACTAGCTGGACTCGTATATTTATGGGCTATGTCGCATGGCTGGTCTATTAAATAAAAAAACATTAAGACATTTATATAGTGCATTTGTAAGACTTCCTCCATTCAATAGATACCCAATGCCATCTCCTCTTAAAATGAGGTTTGAAGTAATGGATTCAGATGACTGTGATGGATTGTTTACACCAAGTAATATGACTATTCATATAGAAACAAGGCAAGACAGTTTTAAGAAGATGTCTGAAGTAGTTTTACATGAGATGATCCATGTACTCCTTTATAAAAGAAATATGTACACTAATAAATATGCTGACCATGATGGTGACTTTGAACAGTTAGCAGGGGAAATTTGTAAACTTTATAAGTTTAATAGGAAAACATTCTAATGAAACATTTAGTATATTTAGTACTTATTTTAATAACTCTTTTTTATATTCATCATGTAGAAGCTTCTGAATATATGGTTATGCAATATAATGAGAATGTCCGTATAGTTCTTTCTAAAGAAAAGTGTGATTCAGCAGGATTTAAGGCAGTAGCTCAACGACTAGATAAACAAGTAATGAAAGCTTGTTGGTCAACTAATGAGAATAAAATACATATACAATGGGAAGGTGGGGACTTTAGTGAGTTTCCTGTAGATAGATTTTACCCAGTGGAGATTAAATAATGGATCCAATAACAATATTATCAGCATTCTTACCTGTAGCTATGGATTTAGGTAAGTCACTTATTAGTAGATTTGTAGCACCTGATGTATTTAAACCAGCTACTATAGAACAATATACTCAAATGAAGTCTATTGACTTAGAATTCTTTAAGGTAATGAATGAGGTTGGGGCAGGTAATCCATCTTATCCATGGGTAGAGTCTATAGTTAGGTTAATGAGACCTGTAATAGGGGTCCTTGTGCTTTCTACATGGGTATATACCATAGTTAGTGGACACCCTAGTGAAGAAGTTAATAACTTTGCTAGTGCAGTTGGATTTTATCTCTTTGGAGAACGCAGTTTGTTCTATATTAAGAAGAAATGAAGTTAAGTCCTAACTTTAGTTTAGAAGAACTTACTTTCAGTCAAGTGGCATCAAGAAGAAGTATAGATAATACTCCTTCTGATAAAGTAAAAGATAATTTAGAACGACTTGCTTTCTTTTTAGAGCAAGTTCGTAAAGTGTTTAATAAACCATTCCTGATTAGTTCAGGATATAGATCGAGAGAAGTCAATGAATCAGTGGGTGGAAGTAAAACATCACAACATTGTGAGGGATGTGCAGCTGACTTTAATGTCAAAGGAATGTCTCCTAATGCTGTGGTCAGAGCCATTGTCGATGCTAATATCCCTTACGATCAGGTTATATTAGAATTTGATAGTTGGGTACACATATCTGTTCCAACTGTTAAAGGTAGTATTCCAAGGAAGCAAGCTTTAATTATAGATAATAATGGAAAGAGAGAATATAAATGAAAAAAGTTCCAACTACAAAAATGGGTAAACAAAAGAAAATAGCAAAAGTAATGGGTGAGTATAAAGCTGGTACATTAAATACTGGTTCTAAAAAAGGTCCTGTTGTTACTTCTAAGAAACAAGCTGTTGCTATTGCTCTTTCACAAGCAGGTATGTCTAAAAAGATGCCTAAAAAATCTACAAAGAAAGCTATGAAAAGTGGCTACTAAACCAGGTCTATACGCTAATATCAATGCTAAAAGAGCAAGAATTAAAGCTGGTTCAGGTGAGAAGATGCGTAAAGTGGGAACGAAAGGTGCTCCTACTGCAAAAGCGTTTAAACAGAGTGCTAAGACTGCGAAAAAGAAATGATAAAAAAAGGTAAAGAAACTTTTGCTGGTTATAACAAACCTAAGAAGACTCCTAGTCATCCTACAAAGAGCCATGCAGTTGTGGCTAAAGTAGGAGAAACAGAGAAGTTAATTAGGTTTGGTCAACAAGGGGTTAGTGGTGCTGGTGCACACCCTAAAACAGATGCAGAGAAGGCTAGGCAGAAGTCATTTAAAGCTCGTCATGCTAAGAATATAGCTAAAGGTAAGATGTCAGCGGCATATTGGGCTGATAAGGTTAAATGGTAAGAAATTAGTTGACAAATAGCCATTCTTATGGTATAATTGTTATATACACTGGGAAAATAAAATATGACTTATTTAGAAATTGTCAATAGAGTTTTAAGAAGACTTAGGGAGCAAGAGGTTGAATCTCTTACTGCTAATACTTATTCTACTCTTATTGCTGACTTAGTTAATGAAGTTAAAAGAGATGTTGAGAATGCTTGGAATTGGAGTGCTCTCAGACAAACTATCACTGTAAACACTGCAGCTGATCTTTATAACTACACATTAACAGGCTCAGGTACACGCTTTAGACTTATTGATGTTATTAATGATACATCTAATGTCATTATGCGTCCTGCTACAACTAGAGAATATAATGCTCAGTTCTTAGTAGGTGACTTTTCTAAAGGTTCTCCTGTATCTTATAATTTTAATGGAGTTACTTCTACTGGAGATACACAAGTAGATGTATTCCCTATACCTAATGGTGTTTATAATCTTAGATTTAACATGGCTATCCCACAAGATGACCTTTCAGTTTCTACAGATGTTATTCTTATTCCTGCACCTTTAGTTGTTGAAGGAACAATAGCTAGAGCTATCTCTGAACGAGGAGAAGATGGTGGGTTCCAAGAACAAGAACAACGCTTTAGAAATACTCTTGCAGATTACATAGCTATTGAAGCTGGACAAAGACCTGAAGAAACAGTGTGGTATCCTAGATAATGGCTGGACCATTAAAAACCACTAGTATAACAGCTCCTGGATTCATGGGTTTAAATACCCAAGATTCAGGTGTTACTCTTGAGAGTGGTTATGCTACTGTAGCTAACAACTGTATTATTGACAAATATGGTAGACTTGGTGCTAGAAAAGGTTGGGATCTTTTAACAGACCCAATTAATGCTGTATTTACAGCTTCTATTTCTACAACTACAATGACTGTTTATTCAGTTACCTCAGGTACACTATCTGTTGGTACTATATTGTCAGGTACTGGTATTACTGCAGGGACTACAATTACTGCCCTAGGCACTGGTACTGGTGGTACTGGTACATATACTATTAGTACTTCACAAACAAGAAATGGTATATCAGGTACATATGCTAGAGCATTAACAACTGTAACAGTAACTGCAAGTGCTCATGGTTTAGCAGTAGGTGATACAGTTTATTTAGACTTTACATCAGGTACTGCTACAGATGGTGCATTTGCTATCACAGCAGTTACTACAAATACATTTACAGTTACTCATGGAACTAGTGGAACTACTAGTGGTAATGTAACAATATATAGACCAACTACTGCATCTAATTCTTTAGGCACAGATAACTATTTAGAGTCTTTATTTGAGTTTAAAGATGTTGCTGGAAACATAACTTATTTATCTTCAGGTAACTTAAATATTTACAGTGGATCTAGTACTTTAAAATTAGAGACTATTAAAAGTTCAGGTGGAAATCCATCAACAGATTTATCACCTCAACCTACATTTACAGGTAATAGATGGCAGTGGGCTGCCCTTCCTGAAGGAACGGGTCCTGATGCAAACTCTTATGGTTTTGCTGCACAATTAGGAAATCCTTTATTAGTATGGAGAAGAAAAGGAACAGTAGACCCACATACTGGTGACTTTGTTCTACAAAAAGTAGACCAAACTACTGGGTATGGTAATAGACCAACTGGAGTTACAACATTTGATCCTGATTGTATTATCTCTGCTTTTGGTAGAATTTGGGTTGCTAATTTAACAAGTAATAAATCAACTATATATTATAGCAGACTTGTTGATCCTGCTCAATTCTCAGGAACTGGTTCAGGACTTATTGATATTGCTTCTGTAGTTGGTAATAATGATGAGGTTGTGGCTTTAGCACAACATAATAAATACTTAGTAATATTTTGTAAGAATAACATTGTAGTTTACCAAGGTGCTAATGACCCTACAACAATGACATTAGCTGACACTATTAAAGGTGTTGGATGTATTGCTAGAGATTCAGTACAGAATACAGGTAATGACTTAATATTCTTATCTAAGAGTGGTGTTAGAAGTTTCAATAGAACAGTTCAAGAGAACTCTATGCCATTAAGAGAACTATCACTTAACATTAGAGATGATTTAGTTAGTTATCTTACTGTAGAAACATTAACTAATGTTAAAAGTGCTTATTTTGAAAGAGATGCTTTTTACTTAATTACTTTCCCAGGTTCTAAGACAATGGTTTACTTTGACCTTAGAAATATTCTTCCTAATGGTGCAGCAAGAGCTACTATTTGGAATAATAATGCTGGTATCACTTATAAAGCTTTCTGTTCTACAGAGGATAGAAAACTTCTTTTAGGTGTAGCAAATGGAATGGCAGAGTATACTGGTTACTTAGACAATACTTCTTCATACACAATGACCTATTATACATCTAATTCTGATTTAGGATCACCAACACAAGGTAAGATGCTTAAAAAGGCTAATTTAGTTGTTATTGGTAGTGGAGACCAAGACTTTTCATTTAAGTATGGATATGACTATACATTAAACTTTCAATCTGTAAATGTACTTCAAAATTTAGGGTCAGCGTCTTATTCTAAATATAATACTACAGCAAAATATAATATTAGTAAATATGCTTCAGCTGGTATTGGTGTTAATTCAGTTTCTATGCCATTATCAGGATCAGGTAAAGTAATACAATTTGGAGTTGAAACTACAGTAAATAATAATTCAATATCAATACAAAAAATAGATGTCTATCTTAAAACAGGGAAAATTTTATAATGTCTAACTATACCAAAACCACTAACTTTCTTGCTAAAGATTCTTTACCTGAAAATGATTCGGGAAAGATTATTAAGGGATCAGAATTTGATACTGAATTTAATGCTTTACAAGTATCTGTAAATACTAAAGCTGACTTAGCTTCACCTGCTCTTACAGGTGTTCCTACAGCTCCAACTGCGTCATCAGGAACTAGTACAACACAACTTTCTACTACAGCTTTTGTTCAAGCAGCACTTGCTCTTTTACATCCTATAGGATCTATTTATTCATCTACATCTTCAACTAATCCTGGAACTTTATTTGGGTTTGGTACATGGGTGGCTTATGGAGCAGGTCGTGTATTAATAGGTGCTAGTGGAGCTGGACTTTATATTGCTGGAAACACTGGTG